TTCTGTTTGTGGTGTAATCTCTCCTACTATCTGTGTACGGACAGGTCCTTCGGGAGGTAGTAACTCTTTGTAAGCTTGCGCTTGAAACTGTGTAACCGTTTCTGCTAGTAGTGGATGTGTAACACCACTTGCACCAGCAAAAGGTTTTGATCTATCTTCGTATTTAAATCCTAGTAAGTCTAGGCCATCTGTGTATGATTGTAACCAATCTGCTCTCGCATCTTTGTCGTATTCATAATCTTTCATTAAACCAGATGCGAGTGATTGTAATTCATCTTCTGGTATTAAGTTTGCTAGGTTCGCGTTGAATGCTCCTTGGTCCGTGGTGTCTTCCGCTGGATTAACGATCGCTGATCCATCTTCCAACATTAACGCATCACCTTCCATTGTAGGTGCGTCTATCTCCTGTGCAGAGTTAGGTTCTATCTCTAGATTAATTTCTTCGTTTACTTTTTCAATAGCCATTATCTTCCTATCGGTCTTATCATACTGTTAATAGTTGCAATGCCACCACCTGCCATGCCCTTTGCACTTTCTTGTAGCTCGTTTAATAGTTTAGAACTTTCACTTGGTCTACTAAAATCCATGTTCTGTAATACTTGTTCTCTTAATGATTCTACATCTCCCATACCTAAATCTGATCCTTCACCTGCTGGTTTTGCTGTAGCCATTTCTGAAAAAGCACTAACAATAAAACCGGGAATACCACCAGCCGCTAGTATTGGTAGAAACGATTTAAATCCAAACTTAGCCGCATCATCAATTAATAATCTAGCTCGTTTAATTTCATTTTTAATAAACTCCATTTTCTTTGAAGACATTTCTTTTCCAAAGAATACATCAGCATCGTCACCTATTTCTTTAGCTTTAGTCACGAGCCGTTGACCAACTTCTTTTCTTTGTTGCATCGTTGGATTCTTATCATCTGGTGTTTTAAATTCTTGTTTAGTTTGTCTGATCTCTGTTTTTGTAAACTCTGGTGTATCAGCAAAAGTTCTATATTGTTTTTCTTCTGGCACCATCTTGTTTAAAAAATCAAGTGTTCGTCTACCGTCAGACGATCCAATAGCAGGTAGGCCACGGTCTATTCTAAACTTTTCAAATTCAGCCATGTTCTTAAAACCAGCATCCATAATCGTGTCTGCTAATTTTTTACCTAGTCTTGCGGATGGTATACCTTTTTCTTCTAGTGCCATGTTTCTCCTATGTTGCTAGGCGGCTCTCGCCGCCATGCAACCAAACCAGTCAGAGGTGTGTGCGTTGGCCGACTGGTAACTCATTATGTTCTTCTGCTTGCTCCAAAGCCTTTTGTGGTAATCAAGCCGCTGTTTGGTGATTTGTCGATTGCAACAGTTTTATCTTTTTTTGTCATTTCTGCTTTTACTTCGCCGCCAGCCTGCATGCCTTTAGCTTTTAATTTTGCTGTAGCCTCTGCGAGACCACCATCTTTCATTGTAACCATTTTTGTTGTATCTTCGTACCCCGGTACGCTAAATAAATCTTTCATTAGTAATACTCCCTTTGTTCCCTTTCCACGGGTTCATCGTAATAGTCATCGGGAAGTTTTACAAAGTTGCCTTGACGGTATCTCATGAGAGCTTGCGTAGTTGAATTTTGCTTCCACGATCACCGTTTCGGGTTCCCAGTATTTGTATTTATCCATAGCGATTTTTTTGAGTTCTGTAAACTCCCATCTTCCTTTTTCTGCATCAAGTAATATTATTTGTGGGTTACCTTTGCTTGGATGACTGAACACGCCCCACGTTGTAATAGCAGAATAGTCAGCTGTTTCTTTTTTACTAAATGCCGTATCATAACTTTGTATTACATGTATCAAGTCTGGCACTTCATCCTCGTCCCATAACTGCCACCATTCACGTTTGATAATACTACCTTCTTCGGAGGTTGGTTTTTGTTGCCACTGTGCTTGCCACTTTTGTTCTGTTAGTGATGCTTTCGTCGTTTGTAATGTTTCGATGTCCCAGTATTCTGGCCAGATAGGTTTGTTACTTGGTAGTATGGCAGGGAACTCTATTAACTCCCACTGGTCTGCTTTTGGTTCTTTTGCTTGTGCATCTATTAATCTGCCTGTCAAATCCTTTACACCCCAACGTGTCATGACGATAACGATCGCACCACCCGGCTGTAAACGTTGTCTAGGTCCAGAGGTATACCATTCGTATGCATTGTCAAAAGCTGTAGTAGATAATGCATCTTGTTCCGAATGCGGGTCATCAATGATAAGCAAGTCTGCACCACGACCGGTAATACTTGATCCAACGCCCGCCGCAAAATACTCACCGCCTTTGTTGGTCTCCCATCTACCTGCCGCTTTACTGTCAGCAGATATGGCAACTTCATTAAACACTTGCTTGTAGATATCACTGTCAATAAGGTTTTTCATTTTACGTCCAAACCTTACAGCTAGTTCCGTATTGTGTGTGGTCTGTATAATCTTTAACTTGGGATTATTCCCAACTAACCATGACGGAAATAAGAATGATGCAAACTCTGACTTTGTATGTCTTGGTGGCATATTTACAATCAAACGTTTAATCTTACCACTAGCTATGTCTTCAAATTTTTTTGCAATCTTACGGTGGTGATAACCGGAGATAAACTCTGGCCAAACATGTCTAACAAAAGGCAAAAAGTTTTTTTCTGCTTTCTCTAGTTTTTTAATATGCTCTAAAATTAGTTGCTCTTGCAACGTAGCGTTTGTTTGCATAATTTTTTTATATAATATTTTTTTGGGACTTTCTAATACTATTTAGGGGGGTACGTATTTAGGGGTGGGTGTATCTGTCAAACAGTGCACGTAGCGTATATTTTGCTGTAGCTTGTCTAGTATTTAGGGGGGTGGGGGTACAGGTGCGGAGCACCCGGAGGGTGGCCCACTAGATGTAGTAGTGTTGCATTTTTACAACACAATATATAGTGCCGCGGAGCGGAGCCCCCTAGATATAGTAGGTGAGGCGGAGCCTTGGCCACTAGATATAGTATGCGCGGAGCCGCCGCAGGCGGCGCTATATGTAGTAGGTCCGCGGAGCGGGGACCACTAGATGTTGTGTCAAGAAAAAAGTACCGCGGAGCGGAGCGGCTGCGACCTTATGTCACGTAGACCTATATGTAGTATGTTTGAGGGCAAATCTTCGCGGCGAAGATACTAGATGTAGGTCAAGTTGTATTTTTACAACAGTTAAGAAAATAAAAAAGTTGTTAATAAGTTCCATTGACCTGTGGAAAAGGTTAGTGTCGCGCCGACGCTGTCGGCGTTTTCCAAGAGTTCACGCCCTTTGTTCCCGTCGTATAGTTCGATGACCGCGCGTCGCGGATCTTTAACCAAATAATAATTTATAGGATTTTCTAGAAAGTGTTTGTAATTCCATGATATTTGTAACGGACTTATTAAGACCTTGTTTTGTTTTGTTTTGATTTTTAATTCTAAAAAGGCGCTTTTATTGTTGTATGTACAATATAAATCGGGAATACCCCCGCCATGTTTATTCTCTATTCTTGTGAAAAATACTTGATTAAGATTTTTTATTAATTGATTAGAGAAAAGCGTTTCGGGTTTTTTGGACATAAAAAAAGCGGTTAAAAATAACCGCTCTTTTATTTAATGTAAAAGTAAATTTATAAAGACACTGATTGAAGTTCAGCAACTTCAAAATCATATTCTTTTTTTAAATAATCAATAATAAAATCTTTATAACGACCAATATCAAAACGACCATTGTCTGTTTTAAAAATACTAATTAAATGATTTTTTAAAAGTCTATCAAGATAAATAATGTCTTTTGGGTGGGTTTTAGTTTCAGCGTAAACGCTGTAAATAAAATCACCATGAAACTTAGCAAAAGTTATATAATCTTTTCTTGTCATTTTTTTATTATCCTTTCTAATTGGGACATTATAGGAAAATAAAATAAATGAAAGTATTAATTTCGACGTAAAAAAACCCCGCTTGCATATGGCTTTTTTGCGGGGTTTATTAATTAGTTAAACTTATTTTTAACTAGCTAATTCTAGAGCCTTAGTCATAGCCC